CGTGGGAGATTGGGTTGTCTTGATGCTCTGTAAAGTTATAGAATAGCTTTAAGCCATCCTTCACATAAGTAATTATACTCGCAAACGCACCTCTGGCAAGAGATATGCCTAATCCAAGCATGAATCTATGTTAAATATATAATGCAAAGACCAGCATTCACAGTAACCGCAGTCCATCTGCCGTAAATTGTTACTCCAGCTGGAAATACATCTGTATTTACAATAGAGTTTCCGTGTGTAGATGTTCCTGTGCCTGTGATAGAAGCATCTGATTGAGTAAGCGTAGTAAAAGTAGTATCTTCAAGCATTGTGACTGCTACTACCGTACCAAGGCTTGCGCCAGACTCACCACCGTCTAAAACGGCTGAACCGACTTGCCCCAATCCTAAATTACCTGACTCTTGAACAGAATAATTGTGTAGTTTGGAAGATTTATTAATATTTGCCATTTATTCACTCCTTGAGTCGAGTTTAAAGGTCTGGTAGACCGTGAACACTCTGTTAAATGATTAGGGGGGCTTTTTAGCCCCCCCAAACATACTTAAACATCGCTATTTAAGTCAATCTTTATATGGGGCTATTACCTCCCCAATTTTTGATTGTTATCTGTATGAAATGTAGACTGTTCCACCGCCATCTCCATGAGCAGATGATGCAAGAACAAGGTCGTCGTCACCGACAGAAAAGACCGCTTGGTCTTCATCAAGAGTAGCAGTTGCCACCCTTGCTTTATCGGTTGCCATTGACAATGCGCTTGACAGAGCTGTGCTATCGTTTTTGACGGTTAGTGTTTTTGAAGTGACGTTTTCGCCATTTCCAACAACCATTACAACATCAATAACGGTGAATTTAAACGGAGTGTTTATTGTGACAGTTTCACCGCTACCAAGAGCTGTAAAGTCACAAATAATCATTCCATCCTGTGCTACACATTCAGGCACTGTGCCATTTCCACTATGAGTAGCGGATATGTCTAACGCACCACCAGAAGCTCTCCAATTTGCTATGCTTGATTTAGCCATTATTTATCTCCTGTTAATCACGAGTCGCTAAAATAAGCGAACTTTGGTTAACACAAGACAATGCATCAGCGTCGTGAGCAGCAGATTGGTTCTTGTAGAACGCATCGCCACTTGACTCAAGAGCATCAGTTTCAGCAAAAAAGTCTGCACGGTTGTAACCGTTGATTACAGCACCACCAAGTTCGATAGTGTTCGCATGGTCATCCACTTCAGAAGTGAAGTGAAGGTCTTCAGCGACAGCTTTACCAACTGAATTCTTACCGAATACAATCGCATTACGAACTCTTGCAGTACCTGAAGCCAATGTTACGGATGAATCGTCAAAACGGGCAGATGTGGTTGAACCAAAAAAGTAACCAGATTCGTCCCATTCACGGATTCCGACAATATCTTCAAATATACAGAAACCAGCATAATAACCAGCCATCCCATGAAGTTCAGGCATCTTAGCAGCACCAGAACCCATAAAGGCGTATCTTTGTGCAGATTCGTAATCAGAATCATTTTGCAATGAAGCAAGCTGAGCTGGGTGCATAACGATGCACCAGAATCTTTTACCATCAGCAGTTTCCATTTGAGGAATTTTAAGAGACATACATTTAACACGCAGTTCTCGTAAAATATCAGCGGTCATAGCCGTATCACAAGTAGCATCTGCGGAAGCAGTCATACCAATCGCACCATCAAGGTTTGCATTGGTCTTCGTGTATTTTTCCGTACCGACAGCCGTTAATACAGCACCGTCGTTAATGTACCAGTTTGGGTGGTATCTGCGAGCAAGTCCAAGACCGTCAGATGTTGTACCAGCGGAAAGATTAGGCGATACACCTTCGTAGAAGGTTTGAAATACCGCTTGATTTTCCCATTTGGTAAACCATCGTGCAAGTTGTGGTCTCGCTTCGTCCATCAGTTTAAAGACTTTTTGGCGTTGTTCGCTCATAGAACCAGACTTTTTCATAACCGCTTTACGAGACTGATTACAGTACGCACGCAGCCACTTCATAGCTTGGTCTTCACCTGTGCCTTTCAGAACTGTATCACCATATACGGGTGAACCAGATAAATCAGAAAGGAAAGGGATGAGCATATTGTCCCGACCCTGAGCGACATAGTCGTTCAGAACTTCAATGGGATTCCCAGAAGGAGTGTAAACGGGGTTGCCGTTATCGTCCTGTGAGATGTCCACATTACCAGAGAACTTAGCCCAGAAAGTATTAAACCAACTTTCTTTGCGGAGCAGAGAGTTTAGAATTTCAACATTTGCAATCCAACTTTGTGTAGATTCCATTTGTTAATCTCCTGTGTTTTTAGTTAATTATTAAGCCGTCCATAGAGCTTCTGAAGTTCATCCACTGAAAGATTGTCGAGAGTGCTTTGGAGTTCTTTCCTGTTCATGTCAGCGACACGAACAAGTTTAGCGTTTTTGCCTGTACCACGAACATCGACCTTTTCAACTTGCTTGGCTGAAGCATTTTGAATGTCTTGTCTGGCTTTACGCTCTCCTGACATCTGGTAGTTTTTGGCTACCTTCTCTACCCCAAACTCATCAATCATAGCTTTGTGGTAGGCACTTTCGGTTAACAGCCCATTTTCAGTGTATCCCTTCGCTCGCTCACTGACAGCAGTAAACTCATCATCAGATACCTCAATCCCGTCTGTATTAAACCGTTGTTTCATTGTAGAAACAAATGTTTCATTATCACGACCATTCAGCCGTGATTCGAGATGTTCCTGCGTCCGTTTATTAATCAGGTCGTTTTCTATTTCTCTTATAACTGAACGCTGTTCGGAAACAGCATCTACATCATAAGGGTCAATTTCATCCAATTTAGCCTTTTCCGTAGAAAGGGCATCCTGAACATCGTTAGCAGAGAGTCGTTCCAAAAGTTCAACTTCAGACAAATCTTCGTCTTCAGCCGTTAACTTTCGAAGTTCACCAATTTCGTTGGACTGGTCGCCAATCATCTTTTGGGCGTTGACTACCATATCAACAAGGTCATCCTTCGATTTGTCATGGAACGGTGATGGTTTATTCCCATCGGTGGTGTATTCATCCGATTGTGTTAATTCTTGACTCGATTCTCCCTCTTCAGGGTCTGCATCATTCACAACATCATCTGATTCGCTGTTGATATACAGCTCACCGTCTTTTTCAATAAGTTTTACAGAAGGCTCGGTTGCTTCCTGTTCATTTGTCTTCGGTTCAAATTTATCTTCAAGTTGCTGAAGCTCTTGTGTAAGAGCAGGGTCTACCTGCACTTCGCTATTTTGGTTTTCTGCCATTTTTCTTTCCTTTATTGATTATATTACTTCTCTTTGCTCTATATACATTTCTTAAAGCATCTTGCCTTGTGTATGTAATTTTATCATCATAATCATTTTCAACAACTTTATCAGGTCGAATAATAGGTATATCTATAATATTATTGAAAGGCATTATTTATTCTTTTTCCTTTTACCCAAACTCAGTGGGTTAATTTTTGTCTCCTTTGGTCTTCTAATATCAGTACGACCCATTGAGTGCTTTATTCTCATAATAGGTCTGTTCTTCTTCTTAGACCACACTCTTTCATATAGTTTGTGACTATTTCGCCTAACCTTTTCATATTCTTCTTCACTCATGTCTTTTGGTTTCTCGTCACCAGCTTTATACGTATACGGTTTCTTCGGCTTTTTCTTCAAAACCTTTGCATAAGGTTTTAATTTGACACCTGACGACTTTTTGGTCATTGCTTTCTGTTTGTATTTAGCCATATCTGCCCCTTGTTAATTATTACCCGGATTTACCCTGCCCAATTTTCTGAGCATCTAATCTTAATTTTTCTTCATCTGTCACCATACCACGTTCTGTTTTCATATTGTCGAGAGTCTGTTTAGTTGTATCCAGCTCTGACTGACGTTGTGCAGCTTCTGACTGCATCTGCATAGTCTGGTCAATGTATTCGACAAATTTATCTGAACCCACAATTGGGGCATTTTCTACAAGTGTTCTAATATCAACGAGTTGCGGATTGATTGAACCAATCAGATTCGCCATTGCAACCATACGGTTAAAATTATCTTCTTTCTGGGTGATGTTACTTTCGCCTTCATCAAGTTCTACATAGAGCGATGGATTTCTCACATCGTTAAATACCTGCGCCCCAACGCTTAGATTCATAATTGTTTCGTTAAATTTACCTTCTTCTTTCACTCGGATAACTCTATCCATCTCAGAATAAACGTAATTAAAATTATCCACAAAATCTTTTGCTAAAACCTTTCTTAAGCGACTTAAATTTTTAAAGTACGGGTTAATTGCAGCAGCAGCTCTCTGAACTTTCTGTTCAAACAGAACTCCAGACTCTCCACTACGGGCTGTTTCGCCTTTCATAGCTTCAGATACCAGAGATACCCGTTGTGCAAATGCCACACTGTTTTCCGCATTCAGCATAATGTCTGGCGGCAAAGATGAAGGAGAAAGTCTTTGAGGTACAATGGAAGGGTTGTTCAACTCATAAACCATGTTTGGCTGGTTTCCTTTCTCCTTCAAAGCCTTAATTGTTTCTTTTTCACGCTTATCAATAAAAACACCGCCCGACAGTATCTGTGTTACATAGTCCCTGACTTGGGATTTAGCTTTATTCACATCGTCCTGAATATCAAGAAGGTGGTCAACCAGTGATGTTTGTTCATTTATTTGGACGTTGTAACTATAACTCCAGACGGGAAAACAATCAAAATTAGACGTTGGCTGTTCCATGTCTTCGTCTTTGACAATTAAATTTTTGAAATAAGGGATAATGGTCGTTGTATGAATCTGGTCTTTATTAAATTCCCTGACAACCATTAGACTTGGGTTATCCTTTTCAAGTTTTTTAAACTCTTTTCGTGGCATTACCATGTAATCGTTACCATCGAAAACATTTACCATTTTAATCACGACACGCTCCTGCATCTCAAGGACTCTGTAGCGGTCATTTATTTTATCATAATTCTCAAGATTCGAAGAATAGGTCTTATCTGTCATTCTACGAACAGTTTCAGATAGTGACTGATACCATGCCTTTGACCTTTCAACTTTCATGTCGTATGGGTCAATACTGTATTGTTCGCTGATAACGCCTAAAGACTCCCAGCCTTCCTTGACAAGCCAGCGGCAGTGTGTTAAAGCATAATCATTTGCCCTTGTTTCCGGGTCTACATAAACACGAAAATTATTCAGTACATCGTATTTAAAATCCAGATAACCTTCTTCATTTATTTCCCAACTCCGTTGAATCCAGCCTCCCAGCTTTGTGGATAATGCATCTATAAATGCGATTTGCAGTTTATCTTCAAGGTCTTGCTCGTCAATAATTGCATTCCATCTGCCTTGTAGAATATCTGTAACTCCTACAGATTCCACTGTTGTCGGTTTAAATTTTGCTGTTTTGCGGTTTAATTGTTCATTACCGACGAGTGTGCTGATTATCGGTGTTATTATATTGTATTTAAGTAATGGTTTTTTATATTTGGTAGCGTTAGTTCTTTCGTCAGAAGTGTAAGAATCTCCATTAACGTACCTGACAGCCCTTTCAGAGTCTTTTCTTGCTACTTCGAATGAATCTCTGCTGTACTTCCAACACTTTAAAACCTTATCGGCTTGTTTGGATAGTACCCCCGCTGCATATTGCGAACCAGATGGTGAATCGTTGTTGTATGCGTCTTTAGCCATTATGCTGTTTTCCAGTTAGTGCTGCCATCAGAATCAGACTTTCCTATTCGATAACGCCACCCTTTTTTTCTTTTTTCATATATAGCAAGGCTTGGCAAAACTTTTAATGCGCCATAGCGCAGAGCATCGTAATGATGGTCATCCGCTTTGGTATCAATGTCTTCGGGGTCATTTTCTGCTGATGGTAAGTTAGGAAAGGTTTCTATACATTGTAAACAATTATCTGTAAATCTGATACGAGGAACCCCTTCGTCTGGTGCTTCCAGCCCTTCATAGACGATTTTAGCTCCAGATTTACGGTCATTATTGCCCTTAGATAAAAAGATTCCATCGTCGCCATAGAAGTCTGCAGGTGAGTATAACATACCTTCTTTTTCAGAATGTTTAGTCCAATATGCCGGGTCAGCAATATCATCATCGAAGTCTGTCGGTTTTAGTTTATAAGTTTTCCAAGTGTACTCATTGACCTTCTGAACTTGTTTAGACGCAGATAGTCCAGTCTCTGTTATTTCATCAAATATTACCATATTATCGTCACGGTCAACTGCAGCAAACAAGCAGACAAACGGAGCTTTTGTCCCGTAGTCGTAAAATCTGTAAAACGTATGCGTATTCTTTTTGAAATGAACTCCGAATTGAAAATATGCTTTCGGTATCACATGATGCATGGGATTCCAGTTATCAAAATATGTTCCAGCAAAAACATCCCACCTACCTTCCAGCCACATAGCTTTCAATACGGGATTAAGGTTTTTCAATTTCCTGACGTAATTCGGGTCATTATCCAGAAGAGTCGGATTATCAAAAACAGTAGCAGGAATAAAATGGTAGCTAATCCCTTCTTCGTCGATAAAAGGTTTACCCGTTTTTTGATTCTGATAATAAACATCGAACTGTTCGTTATATTTAGGCTTCCCAGCAACAACAGGTGGGCAACGGTCAATGAACTTACGCTTAAGCCATATATGACCAATATTGCCGGGATTGGATGTTAAACATATCTGCGGCTGAAGAAGTTCGTTATCCGTCCTTGCAGATGTAGAAAGCTCTTCTATCCAGTCTTCTGGAAATTGATTCGCTTCATCAACCCCAATGAAATTATAGTTACCGCCAATGTAGTTATCCAACGCCCTTCTATCCTGGCAATGTACCAGATAAATCTTCGCACCGCTGGGAAACACATAACACTTGTTCCTTTCCTGCCAGTTCGCCCCGTACAGCTTATACAACTTATCACATTCCGGCTTCAAGTTCCTTTCCAACTGCGGAAATGTCCTACGCATCAAGATTCCAATGTAATCGGGGAAATCAATCGATACAGCGTCTACAACCGTTTTAACGGACTTACCTTCGGCTTTTAAAACCTTTACCTGTTCTGGCTCTATTCTGCGTCTTAAACGCTCATAATGGTATGCCCTCGGTACTAACGCTGCCTTCCATGCCAACATCAAGGATTTACCACCACCCCTCGCTCCACCATAAAATATCCAATTGGCAGTAGAACCTAAAAATTCTGTCTGTTTACCGCTGTGTGGACGAAACTTATATTTACCAACCACGTTTTTTCTTCCTATGTTCGGGTTCTACGAAAACCTTCGTGCTTGCCTTATGAGTAAAATCATTATTCTCCCAAGTCCTTACGGCTGCCTTCCAGTCTACCATTTTGATTTTCCCTACCATCCAGCCTTTTGATGCATAATGTGCGACAAATGCCACAGGATTAATATTATTTTCCCTTTTATCACAATATTCCTTCACTTCCTGCTCTGTTGGAATTTTAAACACCTTTCTTTTTATTTTCTTAGAACTATTCTTTATTACTTTATCTTTGTCTTTAGCTGCTTGGATGAAGCTTACATGAAGCTTAGTAGCTTCATCTATGGGGCTAAATAAGTGACTGTACTTTTTAATGCGTTCATAGACGGACTTATGCACTCTATTACTTAAATTCAATTCATCAGGATGTGACACCTTATACTGAAATTGTATAAATTTCGGAATGAACCATTTACCATTTTCTAAATATTCAATTCTACTTGAAAATGTTTCCATTAAGTCCTTTTCGTTAAGTTCTTCACCTACAAATATACTCATTATGTCTATATCTGGGTCAAAGAATCCAGCATGGTCACACTGACTTATCAAATACCACCATGAACTCTTATACTTCGGGGATAAACTACGAAACCACTTCTTCTTCCATATATCTGTATCAAAGTATCTCTTTGCCATCTTTATACCTCTCTATTGCTCTTTCTCTGTATGTGTTACTGTCTAACTTAATACGTTCAATCAACTCCTGTCTGGTATTGCCCTCGGCAATAGTAATATATCTACCAGACTTAGTCCTCTTCTTGGCGTAAAACTTTGGTTCTCTCTTCTTTTCCATTACTGTTTAACCACTCCATTACTTGCTTATAATTATACCGAATCGTTTTCCCACCACTACTTGTGTTGTTTATTGCAACAGGAATCGGATTCTCCAACTGACGCCACTTATAGACACATTGCCTCGTGACACCAAGAAGAGAACATAATTCACTTGTTTTTAATAACTTTTCCATTAAATACTCCTTTGTATTTAAAAAAACATTCCTATAGATGCTGCAACTTCCTTAATCGGAAGTAATAACATCTCTGACCTATCTCCATCACCACCCATTACCTTTCGTGCCTTACCATTTCTTACCATACCATTACAGATACTCTTCAATTCATTGACGGGTAAACATAACATACCTTTTACATTTCCATCCTTTGAAAAAATATGAAACCACCAATCTGCCTTTGTTACTGCAAGACCCGATTTTCTACCATTGCATTTTATCTCAATAACCATGTTACCAGTATCATACCATTTGTCTCTTTCTGTCTTCACCTCTATCTTTCCTTTCGATTCCAATAGAACTTTTAAACCCTCTTCATAGATTTGACCATATTGTAAATCTAAATCGAAGTCAGAGTTCTTTTGACCCATCTATTCTATCTCCTCACCACAATCAAGACAAAACCAATAAGTAATATATTCGTGGTCTTCTCTACCATACCTATCCTCACCTTGTTCCAAATTCTCATGTTCACAATCCGTTTCTACCGTACTTAACATCTTTGCTGCAATAGCCCTTACCACATTCACGGTTACTGCATTACCACACATTCGATACCTCTGTGTGTCACTTATATTCACAACCTTGCCATCTACCATACCCTTACTTGTCCAACCATCTTCCCATGTTCCATCCTCATTCCTGGCGCTAAAACCCTGAAGTCTTTCACATTCATTTGGAGTTAATCTTCTTATTCTTGAATTTTCATATAATCGTAAACTATTATGATGCGGTTCTGTTAATGTTGGAGAAATATCCTGTGCCTTTCTATTATACAAATCCAATGCCTTTACATCATCAGCCTTCAAATCATTTTTAGCCAATGTTTCATCTAATGCCTTAACCCCATAACTCTTTTCTATAGCCAATGGTGGCATCCAAGAAGGTTCTGTCTCACTTGACTTTACACTATTTAAACAAGGACTTACGTTATCCTTTCTTATCCTTAATCCCTCATCCGTCCTATAGTCTGCTATCATTGTCCTCTTACCATCTACTCCTTTGTAGTATGAGGCGTCAATACAGGTGACGACATCCCCTTTTTCTTGCTTACTTCCATCTGTTGCATCGCCTTTTCTGATAGGAAATATTTGTCCTCTACCTCTGTCTCCAATATATCCCGCAATGTATACTCGCTCTCTGTTCTGTGGGAGGTAATACTTAGTATTTTCCAATGAGCATTCAACATTATAATCAAGGTCGGCAAGAACTCCATATATTTTAGCAAATGTGGTGTAATCATCGTGACTATATAAGCCTTTAACGTTCTCGAGTAAAAAATAGGGGACTGGGTCTCCTTTATCCCTGTAATACGAGAGAATCCGTGCGATTTCAAAAAATAAAGTCCCTCTGGCGTCTCGAATATCTCGTTTCCCTGCAATACTGAAACTCTGGCACGGAAAACCTCCACAAAGGACTGTAAGCTTATCTGGTAAATCTCTTTCTGGTTGAATAAGTTTAATGTCTCCAAGTTCTACCGCCTCTGGGTATCTATGTCTATAAACTGAACTGGCGTGTTTATCAACCTCACTAAAACCAACCCAATCAAATTCCCATCCAGCCTCTTCAAAACCCCTATGGAATCCACCGATTCCACTAAATAAGTCCAACATCTGCATATCATCTCTCTCTTGCCTTTTCTTTTAACTCTTTTATACGCCTTTCATCTTGAATGATTAATAGGACGGCTATCACTAAAAACATTACTATCGCGCCTATAATGAATCCTACTATCAGTTTTATCATGGTCGAGTCTACTACTAATGTGTAATTTATGTCAACTCATTTATAAATACCTAAAATATAACAATGGGGACTATATAGATGACCAGGGCGGGCTACCCAAAGTGTGGGTGGTTGGCGACCATTTGTTTTTTTTTGCACATACCCGTGACCATTTCTTTTTATTGTCGTTTCTCGTCGGTGTATCATGTGGAATATAAGGACAATAACATAACATAATAGGGAATAGGTTATGGGGTTTCTCGAGAGGGATGCACATATATTTTAAAATTTCGACCATTTCCACCCATTTGAACTCTTCTTATATAGGAGACCAACCATATTCATAGAAACTTACCAATCATCCCACCAAGTTGCGATGTTTTGCCATATCGTTACTATTCTCAATAGATTCCATAATTGAATCGTTATAATTATACCTATCTACCGAGAGAGTTGCGACGATTCCAAAAATAATTACATAACATAACATTTTAGTATAAAAAAGTCTTTGTATATTATGTAAACTTACGTAAACTAAGGGGTACTCAATAAGGGGTACATCAAAAAAGTGGAGTAACAAATGAAAGGTCATTTTAATAGTAACAGAGATTTCGGGATTGAGATTGAGTTTCTCATTCCACGAGATAATACACAAGAAACGATTGCCAGTGCATTAAGGGGAGTTGGTATAGATTGTCGGGTAGAAGGATACAATCACACGACGAGACCTCATTGGAAGATAGTTAGTGACGTTTCTGTCAATGGTAATTCTACCCATACGGGGAGTAACGAATTAGTCTCACCTCGTCTAAGTGGTGAGAATGGGTTAAGGCAAGTTGAAAAGGTTTGTGATATTTTGAACCTTCTCGGGTGTGAAGTTAACAAATCTTGTGGACTTCATGTTCATCAAGATGTTACCGACATTGTCGGAGAGAGTGACAGAACTGCAACCAAGTTTCTCAAGAATCTTGTTTTGTTTTGTGCAAAATATGAGAATATCATCTACAAACTTATTGCACCATCTCGTCTCGACAATCGACAATATTCAATACCCGTGAGAAGGGTATTTTTTAGAAGTCGTAACATGAGATTGAACAATGAACTTTCGACCATCAAAAATGCCTTGGATAGGAATGTGAAAATAGTTGTTAACGATAAGTCCGAGAGTAGTGTATCGGGATATTTACAAAATCGTCGGTCTTGTGGATTGAATCTCTATAAGATATGGCAACGAGGTTCTGTAGAATTTCGATACCATAATGGTACTCTCAATTTCGAGAAGATTAAGTCTTGGGTAGTTGTGACAAATGCCATTGTTAACTCTGTAGAAGATACGAATTTTGTTAAACTCTGTAATGTCCCAAATGGTTCAAGAGGTTTGGCAAGTTTCCGAGGTGCAATTGGTTTTGTCGGTAGAAGTGGAAATCAAGATGGTACACCATACTCAAATGACCAATTAACCAAAGATGCAAATCTTTTCATACAGAGAAGATATAGGAATCTGAATGCAAGACAAAATGCATATGCAAGACATCACGATTATAGATTTGTAAGTGATGGAATCTTTAACATCCAAAACAACCAAGGAGTTTAATTATGTGTGGATTAGTGGGAATAATAAATAAAAAAGATGATTCAAGAAGTATGTTCGATGGATTGAAAATACGAGATTCATTCGTGAAGATGACTAAAACTGCAAATACTCGTGGAGGTCATTCTACGGGTTTTGCAATCATCCAACGTGATGGAGATTACTTACTTTGTAAGAGAAATCAAGATGCATATTCATTCTTTCTTCAAAGGTCTGTTTTGAGTGCATTGGATTTCATTGACATAAGTGAAACGAGTGCCATAATAGGTCATACTCGATACTCGACACAAGGGTCACCCGAGAACAATGAAAATAATCATCCCATAAGGGCAAATAACACCATTGGAACTCACAATGGTTCAGTATGGAATGATGACGAACTTTTTGAAAAGTTTGGTCTCGAGAGATTTGCAGAAGTTGATTCAGAAGTCTTATTCAGACTTTACGAATACTCTGATAATTTCAAAGACTACATCGAAAAGTTAAAACTTGTGAAGGGTAACGTCTCGATGGTTTGGCAAGACTTGGAATTTCCCGAGTACGTCTATCTGTTCAAAGGTAATAACCCATTGGAAATTGCCTACATACCATCGTTAAAGTGTCTTGCCTATGGTAGTACCCGTGAAATCGTCAAAAGTGGATTCTCGGACGAATTACGATGGTTAAAGGTCAAACCTAATACACTCCTAAGAGTTAATACCAATACTCTCAAAGTGAATAGAACTGATGCACGAATAAGTAAGAGTGCAAATAGGTACTTTAGATTTGATTCTAAGATTGGTGCAAGTGTGAGAGTAAAACCGAAATCTTGCAAACCTAAAAGGGTTCCAATCTCGTTAGATGACGAAACCATCAAAAGGTTTGTACCTCGATATAGTTATCGTGATAACATCGATGATGTTGTGAATGACATACTCGAGAGAGACGTACCACAACAGAACTTGCCCTTTAATACTCGACAAAGTGTAAAGGCAAATGATGGAAGTACCATCAAGAAAGTAAAATAACAATAACCGAGAGTGGTGACCTTTTTTGAAAAGGTCGCCATTCTCACAAAAGTGGAGAACTGAAATGAAAAAAACAAAATGGAAAATTAATTGGGATTTAACTAATAAATTTCAAACTTGCATTGAATGACAATGGTTGTTTAGTGATAAATCACCACTAACAGAACGTAAATGGGTTAGTCGGGATATGTTACCATTCTATATCGTTGGATACAAATAAACAAAAGTGGAGAATAACATGAAAAAAAATAAATGCAAAATATGTAATCGATATGATTGCAATATTGAGGAACTCAATGAAAATTGTATGTGTTGTGGTAATTCACTCGTCAACCATAGGGAGTGGATTGAAAAAAAGAATAAGTACGAATTGAACTTAGATAAGTATTGCAACCAATGTGAAGAAGAAGTTTCTTCAATCAAAGATGAGAGAATTGTTTGTGATGATGTGTGGAAAGATGAGTGGTATCAGTAAAAACGGAGTGGCAGCAATTGGGAAGAACCTCGCTGAATCTCAGCGATGTCTTCCTGGTTGCATCGCTCAATTCAAATTGAAATTAAATAACATTTTTTAATAAAAAGGTTGCATTGTTTAAATTACTATCGTAATCTATGTCAACCAAAAAGTGGAGAATAACAATGAGTACAAAATACACAATGGAATTAAATCATATTGCCAATTCTGATATAGGTGGTGGTTATTGGGCAAATACAATAGATAATGAACCAATTATAGAATCGGGTAAAACTCTAAAAGAAATGCAAGATAAATATTTTGATTGGAGAAACAGAAATGAACTTGGGAGTGGTAATGTCCCTTCCATTTACGTTTATAAGAACAAAGAAATAATTGTCGGTTGGTTTAGTTATAATGGACGATTATGGGAAGGTTGTCAATGGAATAGTAACACAAAGGAAATTATTATTAACAAATAAAAGTGGAGAATAAAATGAAAATAACGAAAAAAATAGTTGAAAACTTTCTACCACATGATATGTGGTATGGATTTAAATGGATAATTCCATTCGTAACACCATTTATTAAACAAAACAATATCAAACCAAATGACCATTGTTGGTATCAGAGTGGTGGTGGTTGTTGTCATTATTTCATTAGAGATGAAAACAACCACGTTTATACATTTCACACCGAAAGTGAAATTGTCGAAAAATCATTCAACAAGTGGGAAGGTGACAATTGGTCGGATGATTATTTAGATGATGATAAATTCACAAGAGATGATGGATATTATACTTTCGGATGGGAGGTTGATTCACCAAATTATTTTCCAAAGTGGTTAATAGATTTGGACTATAAAAACCAACGGGGAAAAGATGGTGAGAGGTGGTGGAGATTTGAAAACATAAATCCTACGGGATATAAAAAACTAAATAGTGGAGAATAAAATGAAATACTCAAAAGAACATAAAATCGGTAAAAAGATGATTCTCGAATCAGACTTCTCGGTAAAGTCGGTAAAGACTTTTATGGGTAGAGAAGGTTATGGTGTAAATGCCAATATTTACTACCAAAATCGGAAGATTGGTCACATCATCGATAGTGGTAATGGTGGGTGTCTTGACATTTCTTATTACAAAAAGGTGAATGGCAAAGACAAATGGATGCATAAAAATCGCGATGTGGATAAGTTCGTCACCGAACTACCGAACTATACTTGGAAGTGGGATAAGAAAGATGAACCCACAAAATCTAAATTCGATGAAGAAGAGATGTGGAATATTCTCATCGATGAATATCTATTTGTGAAAGACTTCAAAAAGGAAATGAAGAAAATCCAAATTGTTCACAATAACAAGGTCTTTACATTCGTGAAAGATAACAAACCACATTTCTTAGATAAGTTATATCACTATAACGGGAAAAGTGGTGTATCGTTTCGTGAGATTATCAAAGACAAATACGATGGATGTACCATCTTGAATGATGTATCAAATAACAAGGCAATGAGACTATTTAGAACTCATTCCTCTAACTAAGTGGAGAATAACATGGAAACAATATTAAAACACCTAAGATGGTTACATCAAGATTTAGGAGAGATGATTAGTAGATTAGAACTCCGAAAATTGGATGTGCAACATATACCGAAGTTTTGGATGGACTACGTTCGCGATTCTATTCAAGAAAACCCCGAAATACATTCGGAAGGAGAGTAAGATGAAAAACATAAAATTAGAATCATTCGGTGTGTTTGGTTTTGATGGTTACACCGAACAATGGTTTGGTTTTAGTGATGGTAATAATTGGAATGGTTTTGAAACACCATTATTCACCAAAGAAACACTAATCAAAATAAAGGATTATTGGGACAAGGAGTTTAAGAAAACCAAAGACACCGATATACCAATACTCAATATTGGGGAAAGTGTTGGTATGTCGTTATACCGAGATGAACCTTGTGAAACAATACGTCCTATTAAAAGCGATTACGGGAATTTATATCGCATAACCGATTTGACTTGGAAGAGATATGATTACATCTCTCTCGACGGGGATATATTTTTCAAAGAAGATGTGGATTGTGTACCCGATTTAGGATGGGAAGTGACCAAGATTCAACCCGAAGATGGAATGGTGAGTCTCGAATTAGTAGATAACGATGGAGAAATGTATTTTGAAAATGATAAATTCAAAATGTGGAGAGATGAGATGTTCACTTACAGAACAGATATACACATAACTAACTTAGAATCATAGAGGAGAGTAAAATGACAAACGTAATAGTGTATGGAACACTTAAAAGGAATGGTCGGTTTTCCGACTATTTGAGAGAACAAAAGTATGTCAAACGAGTCAACATAAGTGGATTCAAGATGTACGATAGTGGATACGGATTCCCATTTGTAGTTGAAGGCAAAGAGACGGATGCAATCTATGGGGAGTTGTATAAGGTCAATGATAGGGTATTAAACATACTTGACCACGTTGAGAATGTTGAGAGTGGATTGTATTCCCGTATTAATTTGGAAGAAACATATCCATCCATCAAAGTACCGACATATCTCTACGTCAGTAAATTGTCACATTTTGACTCTGCAACACGCGAGATTCCATATGGATATTGGAGTGTAGACAACGATTATCTGCAAATAATGAGAGTGCAAATTCACGAGAAAGTCTACGAAGACATCGCTAAAAAGATTGTTTTTCACATGAGATTTTTCGATGGAGACAGAACTCCAACCAATAAATCTTATATGAGAATGGTTGAAAAAAGGATGCACACACCAATTAACACAGAAATTGAAGAGATATTCCTAACTGATTTAATCCTAATGGGTAGAATCAAGGAGTTGACAGAAGAAGATGCATTTAAACTAAGAGGAGGTAAAAAATGAGCGTACAACCGGTAAAAGACCGCAATAAATTAAATCAGATGATTGAGTTTTTAGAACTGAAAGGAAATAAGAGGGATGTGTTGTTGTTGAAGTTTGGACTCAACACGGGACTTCGTATAAATGACATACTAAGACTCAAGGTTAAACATCTTTTCGACTCTAATGGCAATTTAAACGAGTATTTAGACCTATTTGAATCCAAGACCATCAAAAGACGTAACCGAAAGTTGAAACAAATAAAACTTAATAGTATTATTCGACCAGAGTTAATTTCATATGTGCAATATTATGAACTTGAGTCTGAAGATTGGATTTTCTTTTCATTAAGAGAACCATTGAACCCTTTGGACAGAGTTAGGGCATGGACAATACTTAAAGAAGCGGCAACCAGGGTGGGAGTAGCGAAGTTTGGAACTCATTCAATGAGAAAAACACTCGCGTATAATGTTTATAGCGAAACAAAAGACCTTGCATTAGTAATGAGACTATTGAATCACAATGACCCCGACCACACTTTGCGATATATTGGTGTGGTTCAACACGATTTGGATACTGCATACGAACAACATGGAATAGGAGGATAGTCTTGAGTGACAAGTCTGATAAAATAAGAAAGAAAATAGCGGTGGCAAAAGATGAAAAAGAAGTTGAAGGAATAAAGGAACAAGGTAAAACATTCGGTTTGATGTTGGGGAATATGAAATCTACGGCATTGGATGAACCCGTTTTCGAAGGAACTCCGCTACTTGAAAGAAAGAACGGCAAATACAGAATAGACGAACAACACCTTGCCTTGATGTTTCTTGAGGCATTTCAGAATGAAGATAAAGCATCAGGAGAACTGAAACCTTTGTTTACACGAGTTGAAGAAATGATTGGTATCCCGAAATCAACCTTGATTAGTTGGTGGAACAAAAGGGACGATATTATGGCACAAAGGACGACCACTATGACTCAAGGACTTAATTATATCTCAACTGCGATGATGGTCGAAATGATGAGGATGACACAGGCGATGGCAACACTTGATTATCGTGAATTATTGAATGGAAAACCTCAAGATATGCATAACTTTATAAGTTTGTTCAATACACTTATCAATAAGTTTCGCTTAATGAACAACCAATCTACCAGCAACGTCGCACATCAACACGAAGTTGAGTTGGTGCTGCCGAATGAATAAATAGGGTAAAAGGAGACGTAGTCCCAATCCCTACATTGCCGCCCCCTTTATAACGTATACGAAACGCCTCGTTACGCGATGATTTCACCATTAAACGTAACAATTGCTACATTTTTTACGGGATTTCCCGTAAAATTTAGTAAAAAGGAAATAATGTTTGCGATATTATAGTAAATAATTGTAACTTTGGTAAACGGAGATACCCATGAAATATAGAAATGCACCAACCAACTACCAGGAGTGGCTAAAAGACAGAGAAGCGAACCCATCAATAGGGGCGAGTCAGTCGGCTGCAATCTTAGGTTTAAGTAACTGGGCGACACCTTTTGACGTTTGGCATGAACTTGTCAATGGATTTGAAGCTAAGGAAGATAATCTGACCTTCAGGTTGGGAAGAGAATTAGAGCCTATTATTCGTACTTTATTTATGGAAGAGACTGGACTAAAGGTGGTAAACGATAACAAGATTAGGATTAGTGAGCCCTATCCCTACATTACCACTAACTTAGATGGGATGGTCGTTGGTGAGAAAGTGCCAGTTGAGTATAAAACCACCGCAATGGGGTGGGACGGAGAGATTCCAGACCAATATTTTATTCAATTACAACATCAAATGTTTGTGACAAACACACCACATTGTTACTTTGCGATACTATGTTTGGGGTTCAAAAAGGAACTTATCATACAGAGATACGAAAGGGATGATGATTTTATTGACAATATGGTAACGGAGTTAGTAAGGTTTTGGGAAGAATATGTCGAAACAAAAGAACCACCGCCATTGGTTTCTATATCAGATGCAAGGAAATTGTATTTTAACGAAGAGCCAGACACAATTATTCAAGCCGATGAAGAAACTTATAAAATCACTAAATCACTCCAACACTATGGTGTGGAGAAAAAGAGATTGGATGATAAAATCAATCTTGCAAGATTACAATTAATGAATGTGTTGGAAAATAAACAAGAACTTCAATACAACGGGACGACACTTGTGACTTGGAAACAGACTAAACCACGCGAATATTTTGACAAAAATACTTTTAAAAAAGAACACCCTAATCTATACTCAGATTATGTGTCGAGTAGGGATGGTTCTCGTAGGTTCACAATAAAAAAGATGGAGTAATAATGACCGACATAACAGAAGCAAAAAAGAAATCTGTTTCATTAACAAGTAAACAAACGGATTTGAAGAACACAATTAAGGGGGCAGAATTTTTCGAACAAATCAAAAATGCCTTGCCAGAAGGGAATCTGACCACAAAAAGGTACATATCGTCTTGTTTGACAGCTCTCGCAATACAACCAAAATTGTTACAATGTAGACCAGCATCCGTACTTAAAGCGATGATGGAGAGTGCAAGGTATGGATTAGAACCGAACAGCCCACTCAGTGAAGCTGCTCTTATACCGTATGGTCAAGATGTTAATTTCCTTATCGAATATCGAGGCATGATGAAACTCGCTTGGAATACGGGTCTGTTGAAGTCACTCGACTTTGATAAAGTATGTGAAAACGATGAGTTTGATTATCGAAAGAGTCACAAGGGGATTACATTCTCTCACACTCCAAACCTACGGGGAAGTAGGGTCGATGCCTATGCATATTACGCAATTGCAGAGTTGAAGAGTGGTGGCATTGCGTTTCAAGTCATGTCAAAAGACGATATTGTGAAACACGCCCAACAATTCTCAAAAGGGTTCTCACACAAATCATCTCCCTGGCAAACAGACTTTGACGCGATGGCATTCAAGACCGTCATCAGACAGTTATGCGACAAGAAACTACCCAAATCAACAACCGAACAGAGTGTTTTAATGAGAGAGGCTGCACATATCGATGATTTTGTGGAAGATGAACGTCATGTGGTGATGCAAGAAATAGAGTTAGACAACGAATCGACAACAACAACCCTAACACCCGAGTTTGCCGCAGAAAATAGTAGTAATGATGATGTAAATAATGTAAACTCAGATGTTGTGGAAGGTTAAAATTTATCCATCATGTCGAACCACCATCTATCCACAACTACCCAGATGTGGTTCGATTCTTACCCCGTGTAAGAAGGGGGGGAGGGTTAGCTCCACTTTCCGTCCCCCCTTATTCGAAGGATTATATGAAAATTACAACTGAAAATGAACGCAAGTTTAAGGAGAGTAAAAATGGCTGAAGAAACAATTTATATCAACAAGTGCAGCATAAAAGAAAAGACTTTTGATAACGGAGGAAGTGTACTAAACTGCTCTTTTCATATTGATGAACTAATTATACACAAAAATGAAAATGGTTGGGTCAACCTTACCATCTGTGAACGAAGAGATGTCAGTGACAAAGGGCATACTCATTATGCGAAACTAAACAACTATACCCCTCCGACAGACGATTCATCAGATGTAAAAGAAAAAAGCAAACCAGACGACGACGATTTACCATTTTAGGTTTGAGGTGCGAGTATGAAAGTGTGGTTGGCGCCAACTTTTCACCTTTTCATCTATGATTACTTGGAAAAAAAATAAGGAAAAAAGTGACTCTCGCACCCCAAAACATTAAACTTATTATCCCTAAACCAGATTATATGGATTCTGATGAATATAGAAAACTGATGAAAAAACTTGTGAAATTATTAGAAACACTTGACATAAAAGTTATAGCAAAAGATTATGAAAACACCAAACCGAATTGATATAAATTTAAAAGGTAAACCGAAACCTCAACAACGCCATCGGCACACGAAGAAAGGTTTCACATACGACCCTTCTAAATCAGATAAACAAGACCTATTAACCCTGATACACTCACAAGCCCCAAAAGAGCCGTTTTCTGGTGCTATTAGTTTATATGTAAGGTTTTCTATGCCTTATGTAAAAAAACACTATAGAACGGGTAAATTCTCAAAAGAACTTAAACCTAATCCACCGGTCGCATATAAGATTAAACCAGATATAGACAACCTTCTTAAATTTATCATGGATGCTGGAAACAATGTATTATGGAGAGATGATTCACAAATCTATAGTGTGCAGATGGAAAAGGTGTATTCAGTAAGTGGCGGCACAAAAATAACAATCATGGAGGACAATTGGGACGAGTAGATAATTTCGAGAGATGTGAACTACGGTTGGGCGATGAATATGAAATCGTCAACCCCAACATTATAAATCTTGTAAAAAAAGACCTATCCGAAGGTAACCCATTTCATTATCTGTTTACTGGTATGGTTGGTTCGGGTAAAACATATCTTGGACAACAAATAGTCAGGTCTACAATAGAATACAACTCATGGTCGTTGGTAAGTGCCATGCAACACTATAAAAAACATATCAGAATTATCGTTGGGGACTATGTCGATAAGATGGATGAAGACAGAAAAAATGATAATAAGTTTAGTGACCAATGCCTAATGCTTGATGATTTAGGCGATGAAAAACCATCCACACCAGCATCTCACGATTATTTCGGTGGTTTAATTGAGAAAAGATACTTGACGATAAAACGTAATGAAATGTCCCGAACAATAATAACAACTAATCTAAATGCGGAAATGATACGCGAAACATATGGTTCAAGAGTTTTAGATAGATTGATTGAACACTTTGTAATTTGTAAGTTTAAAAGGGTTAGTTTCCGTGAGAAAAAAGAGAGGATTATAGAAGAATGATAGTGCTTAACATATCCGAATGGATTATAAACCTATTAATATTAGGCTGCACGTTTTTAGTGTGGTGTGTGGTATTCTTTTCAGTATCTTTATTATTTTCGATGTTAAATAAGGTTCGTAAAGATTTGTTTGGCTCAAAAAATAAAAAAGGGGATTAAATCAATAACCCCCCTTTTTCCCGAAGACGTAAGAACGAGCCTTACGAATTATTTTTTCTCATATTCACCAAAGACTTCTGGAAACTGTATCTTACCTTGTTTTAATTTTCCCATAGCTATTTTAAATAAGGCTTGTGG